ATTAACATCAGTTGGTGTCAGCAGCATACCCAATGAATCAAGTACAAACAAGACCTTTGGCTTATCAGTTTCAGGTAGAATTTTATATGATTTCATAAATTCTGATATAGTTTTACCTACATCATCAATCATAGCCATATTCAACTTCAGAAGTTTATCTTCATCAGTTGATACACCTAGTGCGTGTAGCCATTTTTCATCAAGGGCATTTTCTGTATCAATCAATACTACGAAGATACCTTGTTGTTGAGCATGGCGTACTAAGTTTCCTGAGCAGATGAATGATTTACCTGCACCTGATTCTCCGGCAAAGACAGTAACCTTTCCAAGAGGAACGCCTTTATTAAAATCACCACTAATGAGGTAGTTGAGAGCATAATTTCCTGTACTGATCCAATCTGTTGGATCATTAAATCCAATTGAAAGTCCTTCAATAGACTTTGTGATATCCTTTCTAAATTTTGATACATCAAAAGGTTTTGCCATCTTAACTATCCAATTCCATTGCCAATGCTTCTTTGATTACCTCAAACAATTCTTCATCTGAAGTACAAAGGATTTTACAAGTTTTCCAATCATTTTCTTGGTCACGACCAGTTACTTCAATCATGTAACCATTATCGTAACGATTCACAGTAAACGATTCGTTTACTTTTTCTAGTTTGTTCAATTTTGTCATTTTCATTTCCTTATTATTTGTGTATTCCACTAGCATATAGTTTATCAGCAAACGATAATTTGTCAAGGATATCTGGACATTGATCCGCAATGCGATCCAATTCGTAATCACTAGGATAATGTCTTAGAGCGGCCCTTGCCTTATCCCTGACTAAGCTGGGAACACGAGGAGTGCGACCTGGATCGCATAACTCCTCAAGTAGTTTTTTGCCTTGCTTAAGGGCACGGAATCTTTCGTCTGGTAATGTCATGGGAATTCTCCTAAGTAAGGGAGCAGATGCTCCCTAACTCCTATTAAGCAGATTTTTGTCTGGCTCGGATCATTGCCAAAATGTCTTGCGCTTTATCGCTTTGAGCATTTTTGGGAACTACAACTGGACTTGATGCTTCATCATCATGGTCATCATGTGGATCTGCTACGGGTGCTGTTGCGGGTGCGCTACTAGTAGTCGCTTGTGTTTGTACCGCTGTTGCTCCTGCAGGTGCTTCTAGACCATATGGACGATAGTATGCTCCCCAACGATCATTATCGTATGGACGACCTTCAACACTTGCTTCAAACATTTCTTTGATAATACGCAATTCAGCCTCACTAGGCTTCTTGGGCAAGAAGTCTACCAAGTTGAAAAGACCGTGTTCTTCAATTGCTTGTTGCTCGGCTTCGGTCAGTGCGCTTTCCCTACGAGACCAATTACTGGTACTGTAGTCAGCATAACCACCTTTGCTGGTTTTAATAATTTTAAAATCCAATCCACGAACATAATCAGTAGGAAGTTCTAGGATCTCGGGATCCATCAAACCAGTACGGATAATAGGAATAATTTGTGGGCTGATAATAAACCTACGAATAGGATTCGCAGGAGTCTTGTCATCCTGAATAGGGTTTTGACGAACGAACCCTTGAAAAATATAACTGCGTTTCTTCCAATACTTGTTAGCCATTTCCTTAAGACTTTCGTCCTTATACCATGGACGAACTTCTGCCAAAATAGGGCAGTTATCACCATACATTTCTACGCATGGGACTTGTACCTGAATTTGTTTAGTATTAGAATCACCTTTAACTCCGTTGAAGGGGAGTTTAATCATTGCTCGCTCTACCCAAAAGAATTCATTCTTTGGATTAGCATCTGGAATAAAACGAAGGGTAGCTGAAGTACCTTCATCCATGTTCCAGTGGGGGTAGATTGCGTTATCTGATTGGGCGTTAGAGCCCTTGGTTGACTTGTTTTCTTGCGCTGAAATACGAGCGCGGATTTCTGCTAGACTTGCCATTTGTTTTCTCCTTAAAAATGTGCCTAATTTGAGCCTAAATATGATTTAAATGTCGTTGTCAGGAGACAACTAACACAGTACTAAGTATATAACAACTTTCATGCTGCGTCAAGTGTATTTATGCCGGATATGGTAAACCTCACTAAAAAGTGAGGTTTTTTAGAAAGTTATTTACCCAATAATCGTTTTAGTGCAGCCAATTCTTCTACACCTTCAGTCGTTACTGCTTGGTCAACTGTATTGATAAAGTTTTCATTAGCACCAACTAGTTTACCAACTGCGCCTTTAGGTCCTACCTTTTCGGTTGGGCCTAATTGTCCTACACGCTTTTGGTTAGCATCTAAGCCTTCGTCCATTTCAACTTCATCTAGTTTGTCATACTTAGAACGAATTGATGCCATCTTTTCTTTACTAGCACCATCACGACCTGCTTTGCGTAAAGCATCCATACCTTCTTTGCCATATTTCTTATTACCAAGATATGCCTGTAGCCCGCTTTCTTCTATATCTTCTTCTTTAACTAAACTACCTTTTGTAACTCTTTCAATGTCATGCTTGATTTGTGCTTTCTCTTGTGGAGTCTGCGCTTGGTCATATTTCACAGCCATTCTTTGTATTATGGCTTCGTCTTCACTACTGATATGTGCGCCTAAAGCACCTATGATTCCTAAACCTGCTAAGAACTTTCTTATAGCACCCTTGCCTTCATCTAGTTCATCTTCAGGAATACCAACTGGATTAAGTGCTGTTTGACCACTATCACCTTCTTCTTTTAGACCTAACTGTTTAGCAGATAGATATGCTTTAAGTTTTTCTTTTTCTTGGGCAGTTAATGGCTTGCCTGCTTTTAATTTGCTTTGTAATAACTGAATATAACCACTGTCATCACCCTGCTTATATTCATTTATTAAACTATCTGCCCACTCTTCTAACTGAGAAACTTCTTTAATCTCACCAAGTTTCTTGTGTAATTTTTTAAGAATTGGCATAGCGTTTTCAATTCTAGGATCTAGTGTTTCCTGAACGAATAATTCATTAATACCTGATACTTCACTATCATCTTCCATTAGAGCAGGAGTCCAACTTTCAAAATACATATTGTATCCGCGACGACCTGTCATGCGGCTTAGTGTTTCTTTTAATGATTGATAATGATTAGCACCTTCTAGTACTAAGCGTTGGGTACTTTCATTAAATTGTCCATTGCGGGTAGCACGAACAAATCCTGCCATTTTTTCATATTCTTCAACCAATGATTGAATATGACTAGCGCGGTCATCATATGGTGTGCCACCCTCTGCGATATGTCTAGCATATACTCGGGCAAGACCTGGCTTAGTAGTGTTAAGTAAAAAGCGTTCGCCATTAGCATTTTCAACGAAAATTCTAGAAATATTACGATAACGCTGTTCACCTTCTTCAAGTTTACGGTTATGTTGTAATATTATTTTGACACTAGGTATAGCGTCACTATAACTGGCTTGTTTACCCATTGGATAATACCCTTCTGCTATGTTTTCTTTCTTTTTCATATGATCCCTCTGTGCCATATCACTTGCTAAATGGTCTTTGTTTTCGGTGTCAAAGCCTAACTGACGGCGTTGACTCCACATCTTTAATTGTTGTAAAAACCCAGTCCAACTATCATCAAACGATCCTGATTCTAAATCTTCGTTAGTAGAGTCAGTAATATCATCATCATAATATATTTTTAAGTCTTGGTTACTGTCAATAGTTACCCAAGCAGTGTCTACAGGGTTACCATCTTTTTTGAAAGTAAATTTAAAAACTTCGGCTTCATCAGGAACAGGTACTGTTTCCCCATCGCTGCCTTTTGGTATAGGATCGTAACCCCTTACCTTGAGTAATTTGTATAAATCGCGGTTTAATGAGTCTGTTTTAATGGGCATATAGTATTTATCTTTGTATTAACTTAAGACGGCGAAGAATGGTAATGGTTGAATGTATTCATCATGGTCACGAATTTGTTCTCCCAAGTCATGATAGTAATCACTTAAAGATTGTAGCATTCTAACTGTTAGCAATGATGCCATAATCAAATCATCAGTATCACCTATCTTAGCCGCATAACTACCACCACTAGCAACAAAAGTCTTTAATTCTGATATCAAACTTTTGCTATAAATTTTCATTTTCTTGCTTTCTAATAGCGTTTTAAATTTAGCACAGGCAGTGATTTTAGACTTTTGTGTAGTATTGTATCCTCTACGCTTTTTGCCTGACTCACTTAAAAAAATACCTGGTATATTAGTTTCACCATATTCTGCTAATGATATTAGAGAAGCTTCACCAATAGAATTATTCTCTATACTATAATATAGATTATCAGTTTCCCCTGTACATTCTACGATATACTTGTTTATTTGTGCTAGTAATTTAATCTGATTAGGTATGTCTGTTTTATTATGTTTCCATTCACCAATTTGGGTGGTAGTGTTGGCTTCAAAGATTTGTATAGCAGCAGGATCTCCACCTGTTCCTAAACTTGGATCTAATCCTACTGCGTAAATATTACCCTTCTCAGGTTTTTTATACCAACGAACTTGGCCCATACGGGTGATAGGCTCAATACCTTCTAAATCAATTAATGTACTAGGACTAATAAGAGTTTCATCTGCGATAATAAATTCGCAGCCTATTTCACGACGGAATCTATCTTCTCCTAGTTGGGCTTTCATTTCATCAGCCCATTTTTGATCCCTGCCAGGTTGCTCAGTCCAATGTGCCCTATATGCTCTAAATCCGTTTACACCTAATTCAGTTTGATTGCCATATGAATCTTCTGTTTTATTAGCACCTTTCCAAATAAGAGCAAACTGGTCTTCGTCACTATTTGGAGTGCTAGTGATAATTGCTTTACCACCAGTTGATAGTGTAGGTGTAATAGAAGTCCAAAACTGTTCAGCAATAGTAGGTCGAACGAACGCAAACTCATCTAGGTATAGTAGTGTGATAGACATACCACGACCTGTATTTTCCGTAGTAGTGGCTGAAACTATACGACTACCGTTTTCAAAGTCTAATGAGCCTTTGTTATAAGTAGTAACACCTGCTTTAATATAGTCAGGGCAATTTTCATATGCGTAGCGAATACGCTGCATGATTTCTTGTGCGCCTGTATACTTATGTGCTGCTATAAGGATAGTAGAATCGGGCACGAACATAGCGTACCAAAGTAGATAGCCGGCAGCACTAGTAGATTTACCACTTTGACGAGGCATCAAACTAATACTAAAACGATAATTATGGTATGTATGAATTAACCGTTCTTGATAAGGCCATGGATGATATACCATGCTGCCCTTAGTAGGGTGTTGAATCATAAAAAAGTTATCCATGAAGTATAGATAACCAGTAACTGGGTCGCAACACTTAACAAAATCATCTAATTCTTTTTGTGTTGCAAATTTAGTTTTTACATAGGGGGTCTTAACTATTGACGCTGTTCC